CCGCAGTCTTTACTACATTATTACAAGGATATTTAGTAGTAGAAGTATCAAGAGCGGAAGTTTCTTTGTTTGTCGTTACTTCGTAAGAACCGGTCGCTTGTTTTCCATTTAATTGGCTTTGAATAGCACTTGTAACACCCTTAACATAACTTACTTCTGTTAAACTAGGATAAGTAGCAACTGGTAAATTATCAATAGTTTTTTCTGCTGTAAAATAAGCTAGTTCGTTAGCAACACCTGAACCAGAAATATCACCACTACCAGCACCGTCAGCGCCAGTATATCCTGTATATCCAGTCGGACCGATAGGTCCAGTATAACCAGTTGGACCAGTTGGTCCTGTATCTCCGTCTGGTCCAGTTGGACCAGTGACGTCTGAATCAGCTCCAGAATCACCAGTATAGCCTGTAGGCCCAGTTGGTCCTATTGGTCCAGTTGGACCAGTGACGTCTGAATCAGCTCCTGAGTATCCAGTATAGCCTGTAGGCCCAGTTGGACCAGTAACGTCTGAATCAGCTCCAGAATCACCAGTGTAACCTGTTGGTCCAGTATAGCCTGTAGGACCAGTAACGTCTGAATCAGCTCCAGAATCACCAGTGTAACCTGTTGGTCCAGTATAGCCTGTAGGACCAGTAACGTCTGAATCAGCTCCTGAGTATCCAGTATAGCCTGTAGGACCAGTGACGTCTGAATCAGCTCCTGAGTCTCCAGTGTAACCTGTTGGTCCAGTATAACCTGTAGGACCAGTGTAACCAGTAGGCCCCATAGCTCCAACTGTTTTAGTATCAACCCACAAACTAGTTACAGAGTCCCAGGTCCAAAAAGAATCAGTTGAGCCTATCATAGCAAAATAACCATCAGCTCCAACAGGATAAGCAGTAGCAAGAGCTTCAGGTGTGGCAAACCAACCTAAGTTCATTGGGTCACCTAGTTTATTCGCTAAATAAGCCATATATTTTTAAATTTTATTTTTAATTAAACCATGTTTTTGAGCCTCCATAATCATCTTCGGAACCTTATCAATTACTATATTGGTTTCAAAAACATTTTTCCTATTTACTTCAATAATTTCCTCAAGGCTCTTTGCTAAATCATTAACCAATGTATCAATCTTATTTGCATTATTCTGACTGACAGCAGTCACTCTATCAACAACCTTATCTAATAATAAAGTCTCTCCTTTAATAACATCAAATTCTGATAATGCAAAAGAAACATCAGCTTCAAGCGATGTTTTTTGAGAAGTTAATATTTCCACTATTTTAGATAAAGAAGTTATTTCTGATTCTAAGGTATTCTTTTTAGACTGAAGGAATGATACCTCCTTAGAAATAACCAACGGGAGTTCACTCTCCTTTATCCTTAGTTCTTCGATTCTCCCCCTAATTTCATTCATTCTTGCCTCAATATCAGAATTAGAATTAGCTAAATCTTTGTTTACCTTCTGAAGATTTTCATTTTCAGTTTTTAAAATAGAAATCTCTACTAAGATAGCATCACGTTCTTCAGCCCAGGTAACTAGATTTTTTTTTTGCTCCGCAGTTAATTCTGGGTTACTCATATTTTTAAATTTATTTAATATCCAAAACTATAATCAATCGCACCGTTGAATGTCCCTCCAGTGACTTCCAATATAAAAGCTTCACCTGGACGGCATTCAAATCTGGAAACACCGTCCATACCTGGCTCATCTTGCTCAGTGATACCTTGACCAGCATCAAGTGTAAATGAGGCGACTGTTCTCGTTCCACACTTAATGATTAAATTGCCAGCTGCGGCTAAATCACCAATAAGTTCGTGGATATAAATATAAGCGTCAGGCTGTGCAGCAACAATAGTTGTTGTTCCAACTGGGGCTGTGACTGCTTCTGCTATTTTTTTTGAATGGGATGCTTGTAGCATATTTTTTAAATTATTAATTAATCTTGCTAGCTGAACCTCCGAATAATCGGAGGCTCAATAGATAGACTAAATAGTGGTTATAACACAATTTAGACATTTTGTCTATACTGTATTTCCATCTCCGTCACTCCACATCCAGCCACGAAGGTCAGATGCACCCATGACAGCTAAGGAATTGAAGTTTAAGACCAAGTCCTGGTTACCTAGCAAATCTACGACTGCCGGTTCAGCACGAGTTGGCAAAGCTTCGATATATAAGAATCCAAAATCTTCAGTCATCATTTTGGAATCAAACATACCCCACATTAATCCATCCATTGCTAAATTCTGATAAGGAGATAGTTCTACTATCTTAAATGTATCAGTAGCCGGAGCATTATTGAACACATTAGTTTGCTGAGGAGCTAAACCTTTGTCAATTGTACCCTTGATAGTCTTAGCAAACTGAGCAGCAGTTGAACCTCTGCGGACAACTAAAGTGTCTAAATCTGAAATTAACGGATTTCCACGTCCATCTTTCTTTTCTGAATGCAATCTGCGTGCAGCTAAAAGAGAAGAATAAGTGAATTGAGGTGAATTTGTGGCACCGTCAACAATAACATTAGACCAAGCAGCTCCTCCATCTTCACGAGGATGAGCTTGTGACCAATACTCAACAGCATCAGCTCCAATAGTAGCTACTGGAGTTGGAGTACCAACAGCGTTAATAGGAGTCCATGTGAATGAAGTGTTAAAACCTTGTGCTAACAAAGATTGAGCCAAGTAATTTTTTGCATGCTCAATAGCATTCTTTCCTTCAATAACTTTTGATTTAACAGAACCCTTAATTTTAGCAGCTGCTGATTCAAATAAAAAGAAATTAGTTTGGAAAGTCAAACGTACCTTTTTTGTAAAGTGCATTTGAACGTAGTTCTTAGAATAACCTTGAATTGGAGCATCAGAAGCTCCGATACCACCATCTGTGATTATTTCAGCCATACCAAGCCCTGTAACTCCAACGTCAGTGTAAATTCTTTCACTATTATCAACTTTACACATGAAATCTAAATATTCAGGTTTAACTGTCGGAGATACTTTTGGAGCAATGTGCTTTAAGACATTGTTCACGATAACTGCATAATCATTTATTGTTCCAACCATATATTTATTATATTAAAAATTAATTAAACAGTTATGAACTTACCGATGATAAGTTTGTCAGCGGCTGCTCCATACGGTTCGACTTGACGTACGACGCCAACAGCACTAGTAGTACCAGTGTTATTAACGATTGATGAACTTGCACCAAGAATCATATCTTGACCATTGTGGTCTGCATCTGAATTATTGGTGGTTGGGAAGATAAAAGTATCTTCATCTGATGGAACGATATAAGGAACACGTGTCTCAGCATCAGCTGCTGCAATTGTTTTATTGCAGACACCCAAAATAGTAGCTCTAGTTGAACTACTTGTAGCTGCTACAGCTAATCCGTCTGTTAAATCTAAGATTTCTCCTAAAGTTGTAACAGTTGCGGACGCTTTGTTAGCTTCTGCTAATTGACGTGTATTCTTAATGGTTGCCTGTTTAATTACACCCATAGAATTAATTTAATTATTTAATTAATCCGCTAGGAGTTCGATTGCTTTTTCCTCTGACATTCCAGTTGCAACAATCTCATCGATTGATTTACGCATCTCTGGAGAGTAATCAGTTTTAGCAATGCTTCCACCAGGAAATTGCATTGCATTAACCTTCTCTTGAACGTTGGCACCTTTGAGTACTCTTTCTTGAATAGTCTCTGATGGCTTAAACATGTTTTCACGAGCTAGTTCTAAGACTGTCATTAATTCCTTACCACCCTTGTTTTGCCAATTGTAGTTAGCATCAACGAAGTCAAAGAAAACTTCACGAGTGTCTTCATCCTTAAGTTCAGAGTGTCTATCAATAAATTTATCTAAGGTATTTTTTATATCTGCGGATAAGCGCTCTTGTCTGACTATCTCTTCGATATCCTCCTTAGTCGCTCCCCCCAGTTGTTTTAAACGTTCTTTGTCAGCAGCTAAAGTTTCATCTTCTGGCTCTAGCGGTTCTTTCACTTCCTCATTTTTTTGATTTAGAGGGTTAGTGAATCTGTCAGTTCCATTAAGAGTTTTAAGATTACTCTTAGCCGTCTTAATTTCATCTGCTAATAATTGACGCTGTTCATCAGTTTTAGCAAGTTTTCTTCGTTTAACGAGGTCTAAAAGCTCTATTCGCTTTTCATATGACTCATCAGACTCGAATTTGCCTTTGTTAGGAACACGAAACTCGTATTCCTCTGATTTCTTTTCGTCAACTGGAGGGGTGCTGGGTTCCTCCGACTCCTTAGCTTCTGGAACTTCGTCCTTTGGCTCTTCGTCTTTGGCTTCCTCTTTTGGAGTAAGCTCTTTTCCAGCTTGGACAGAATTTATTGACTCTTCAAGCTCTTTATCGAGCTCAGTTTCATCAACAACTTCCTCTGTTTTTTCTTCTTTTATCTTATCCATATAATTATCCGCTCGTATCGTGAACGGTGCCGATGGTTATATTTTAATTATAGCATTTTTTAAAGATAATGGCAACTATCTGTCATTAAATTTAACAAACTTTTTAATCTTCTCTAACTTCTGTCTTAATGAATCGACATTAACTGAGCCTTCTGTTAAAAATGATATCGCATGCTTCTGGAAATCTCCATCAAGTGAATCGTGAGCATCACCCACTGAATCAGAATACTTTAATGGAACGATTACCAGGTAAACCTCTTTATCTTGTTGCTTATAAAACAAGATATTATCTGATGGTTTAAACACTTTATTGAACACAGTTAATAAATCCTCTCTATCAACTGGTTTTCCGCAGGTACCTTCAAACCCTGATGGAATTATTCCTTTGTAGAAATAATCAGAACTAGGAACATCTTTACCTGTAGAATTTTTTAACATAAACTTTAGCTTCTTAACTGAAGCCGGATTATTTTTAGTTACCGTTTTTTCAGAAGTGGTAACATTTTTAACTTCTTCTTCTTTTTTTTCATTGTTTTCCATATAATTTCCTCGCCGTATCGTGGCGGGTAACGATGGTTAATTTATTAGACTTTCTTATTTAATTTCAAGTTTTTAAAGCTTGAATAAAACTTTTGCAAAAATTTCTCTTGCTCTGGCTTTATCTTAGCTCTTACTTTCTTGATATAATCTTTTGTTAAAACAAGTGCTGGTGCATCCATATTAACTTTAGCTATTCCATAAACCTGTTCAATTAAAGCAAACTCTAGCGGATATGGATGAGCATAATTAATATTTATCTTCTCCCCCTTTTTCATATCCTTATCCAAAACACAAGCTATCTGCCTTCCGACTTCAACAACATTAATTTTATCACTCTCAACAAACGTTGCCTCCAATGTATCAGAATTAACTCCTCCGATTAACATAGACGCAAGCTCTTCGGCTCCTATTTCAAATTCATCTCCAGACTTAGAAATAAACTTTAATAATTTATCCTTTATCGCTTTTTTAGAGTATCCTACTTGGACTGTATAATTCTTTCGTTTGATTTCTTTTGGAGTCATATTATTGTTGATTATATAATGAACCTTGCCTAATATTTTCTATCAAGTCAACCATGGCTTTAAGCATAGTTCCCTGAACTTCTAAAGTAATAGCATTAACTATAGTCTCCCATTCAGTCTTAGCAATAATAGGATTAGTTGACATACAATCCTTCATTAACTCGACAATAACAGAAGCGTTCTCACTTTGCGCCAGAGCTATTTTTTTTTGCTTTAAATTTTGATTAGTTTCTTCCATATATTTATTTATTAATTAGGAAAAAATCCAGAATTAGCAGCTGCTCTTCCAACTGACGCATCAACTGCACTACCCATTTCTGTCTGTGGTCTTGGCACCTCATTAGGATTTTGAGCCTGCATTGCTGGATTTCCGTCTGAGCTCATTTGGTCGCCCATAGGCATAGCACCTCCTCCTCCGCCACTACCACCAGCTCTGGTCTGCATAGCAGTAGCCTGAGCGTCTCTTTGCATTTGCTCTTGCTCCATTTGTCTTTGAGCGTCTGATGGCTGCTTAGCCATAATCGCATCATAATCAACTTTAGATATGTAATCAAAAATATCTCCGTTTTGGATATCAAGTAATTTCTCAAGAGCCATCAATTGAGACGCTGCCCCTTCTGGGTCTTGGTTCCTCATGGAATAAATCAAAGTAATCTGATTAGTAATAATTGGGAATAGCGCCATATAAGTCTGCTTCTGAATTTCAAGAGATGGTAGCAACATTGAATCAGGGTCAATAATAAAATCAATGTAATCTGACATATGACCAGAATTTTTCATTTCATCAAATAACCCTTTAGCAGAAATCTGACGAGGTTCTACTCCTTCCATAACATTTCCTTCTTGGTCAAAGTCAAAGTTTAATCTCAAGTTCTTAGAAGCAGCAGCAACCATACCAACTGGGATACCTTCATCATTTAAAATCTCTTGAGATTCAATAAAATAATCAGGGTTTTGTCTAGCAAACTCAGCTAACTGGTCATCTGAATCAATCATGAAAATCTTATCAACAGGATAAATCTGCATAATCCAGGTATTAGCAATATGAGCATCGGTTTCAAGCCCCATAACCATGGAATTCTTTGGAGGTGTTAATCTATTGTAAGCAGCCTCCTTCATAATAACAGTTGACCCGAGAGTACTTTCACTATTTGCACCAGCAACAATATTATTAATACCAGTATTTTCCTCAATATTTTGTTTCTGTAATCCACCAAAAGCAATACCTGCTTCAACATTTCCAGAAGTTTTCACAACATCAATATCACTGCCAGGGTGTTTAGGATTTATAACATTAGGCCCTCTCTTGTAAGTAGCCGTTCCGTTTTGAACTTGAGCACCAAAAAGTAATGGAAAAATTTCCGCTTCAATTTGTTGAGCGTTAAGAGAATTTATATATGTATAAATTGCTGTATTACCACGCATCATCTCATATAACCCAACTCCGTGTGGGTCGTTCATATCTCTAATAAAACAACGAGCCACAACAACAGAGCCGTGAGACCCTTCATTTGGAAGTTCACCATCATAAATAACCATCTTGCCGCAGACGACCGTATATCTATTCGTTAAAACATTCTCGTAATAACCAATAGTTACGCTAGTCTTAGCTTTCTCCGAATTCTCGTCAGTTGCCTCAGTAGTAACTGAACAGTATTCTAGCTTCTTTTTATTTTTCTTAGCTTCAGGATACATCTCGTAAAATAAATCCTTCTGCATGTCTTTTTCATAGTAGACCTCAGTTTGACTCCAAAAATCTCCATTATTAAAACCGATACCTAACCAGGTTCTGGCCGGGTCCATTGGCTCTCTATAAATATCATCAAATAATATTTTATCTACGCCATTTCTTTTAGTCTGTACTCTTCGTGGGTAAACTCTCCAGGCAGCCCATCCGTAAGTAAACAAATTCTGGTAAGTTATCATTAAAGTATTACTTCCATTTCCACCAGTCATTGACCAAGTTCTTTTCCATAGTTCATAAGCCGCTTTGCCATACACTTTATCATCAGCAACAACCGTAGCATCTGGTAATTTTCCAGCTAGAATAGACGTAGCAATCATTATTTTTGAAAAAGCTATTGGCTCTTGAGATACAGGGACTCCAGAATTGTTCTGGTCGCGGTCAGTAAGTTTCTGTGGATAAACATTAATATCATAAGCCCCATTAGCCATCTTATTATAAAAAACCATTGACCCCCAACCACTTTTTTCGTACAGTTTCTGTCCGTATGAAACTCCAGTATTCATTAAATTTTGTTCTATCTCTGACCTCAAAGCATCGAACCTTTTTCGGTACTGAGAGTCCTTCATTTCCTTCTTCTTGTTTGAAATAAATTCTATAACTGCCTTATCTCCTTTTAATTTTGTATTTGTCATATCAAATTTTAAAATATATGCCTCTATTATACCATTTTACAAAACATTATACAAGTAAATGTCAAATAAAAAATAATTTAATGAGAAATTTGTCCAGTTTCCTCACCAAATATCATTTTCATCACACTTTCTCCCTCTCCAGCTTGAGAATCTCCCTCATAAACACCCTCTTCTTGTAAAATTGCGTAACCAATTGACGCGGCCATCACGCAGTCATCATTCTTTTTATCCATTGCCTCTGGCCTTCCTTTCGTATTTCTAACAAAAGTAAGCATTTCATTGAGAATCTGAGATGGAAACCCCTTGTCCTTTCGAAACATCACTGCTTTAAGCGCAGCTAAAGCAAAAGGCCTAGTAGCAGAAGTAGTTTTCCACCCAAAAAACTTAGTCACTTTCTGAGTAATATCATCAAAAACTTTCCGATAATATAAATTAACATAACCCATCTTCTCCAGAGCATCATTAACCCACAATCCATCTTTATTAACCTCAATCCCAAGCAGAGCAAAATTATAGTATTTCCCCAGCTTGTAAGCTTCCGTCGCCAGCTCGTCAGGCGCAACTCTTGATATATAAATAGCATCGCATTCCTCAGTCTTCTGATTTATCACGTATAAAACCTGAGCATCTCCGTAAGATAACCCCTCCGCAGTATCCCCGCCTATAATATATTTAATACCAACTTCCGGCTCTTTAAATATCTCAAGTGAACCAGAGGAAACTTCATGAAAAACTATCTTTCCGCCATCAGTGCTACCAAGTTCTCCTTTAACACCTTTTTCAGCTACCTGTAAAAGAGCTGCGACCTTAGCCGTTGGGAAATACATCTGACCAGTTGATAAGAAAGCCTCCTCCTGGGTAGTCGGATACTCTTGCATTAACGATTTAATAGCATCTGGGCTGTTTTTTCCACCGAACTGAAGCCATTTCATGTAGTAATAAGTAATCTCCTTATCAGTCAAATTATGCTCTTGCTGATAAGCCGCCCAGTCAATCTCACATATATCCATTTGAGAAGTGGGAACATTTTCATAAATCTTTTTCATTTCCATATCGTCGTACTGCCAGTTATAGAAATGTGGTAAGAACTGCACCTGAGATAACTGGGGAGTAATCTTATCTCTTGTCAACCAATTCTGTTGGAATATCTCGTAAAATCTACCGGCCATACCTTCAGCCGTACTTTCAATAAATATAAACCCATCGAACGGCACAGTCGGAAAAGTCCCTCTTTCCACTTCCTCTGCTCTTCGTGGAAACGCAACGCACATTTTTGCAAACTCCGATATATGCACGTAGTGATAAGTTCCCGACCTTCCCGATACCGACACTGACAATGAGGAAGTTGAACCTTGCTCTGGACCGTAATCAATAACCACCTGCACCTTTCTTGCTGAACGGTGGTTAATCTTAAAAAATGCATCTTTTACATCCTCCGCCATGTTTCGAAGAGCAAACTCAATCTTCTTGTCGAAAATTTCAGTAGCATCCTGAACTTTATGAGCGATAATAATCCCCTCCTTATTAGAATTAAATAGAATTGAATCTAATATAAATAAGTCAATGAAAGTCGTAAATCCAAGTTGACGACTTTTCAATATCACATGCCTATGATAAGGTTTCGGAACGTTAATATAATTATCATAAAAGTGAGTCTGAGCTCTGTTCATTTTAAATATCTGCTTATCTCCGTCCTTAGAGATAATCTTATACAAATGACTAAGCCGCCACTTTTGGTCTTTAATAAGCTCCGGGTTCTTAGTTAGTTCATCAACCAAATCATCGTCGAACTTCTTAAAGTTTTTTATCAGATTATTATCCATTTTTTTTCAAATTATTAAACCCTTTCTCAGCCAATTCTAATAAATGAGCTTCCCTATCCTCGAAGTATTTCTTCTGAGAACGCACCTGCCCCAACATTTTAAATATAACAAACAAAGAGGTTGGTTCAATAGTTGAATCAATCAAGCGGAACCTATCATCCTTACTAAGCTTCTCATACTCCCTGTAAAAAATATGCAATGGTATCATAAATTTAAAAATCTAACTCTCCTTCGTCCTCGCCAGCGACCTCCCCTTCGACCACCTTCTCCTTCTTTTCCAGCTCCCCACCAACCACTGTCTGATTCTCCACCTGCTGTAAGATAACCGTGCGGAGCTTATTCTTACTCGGCTTTTTTTCCATATCTCCCGGCGTAGCATTAAACTTCGACCAAGCGGAGCCAATCGCATTAAGCGCTCCGATTAAATCTTTATTAGAAAAATTCTTAAAC